GGTAGCCTTTTATACCAGTGGGTACGTGCTTGGAGTAAACCAGTGAAGGTTTCCGCTTTGCACTTCCAAATGTTTAGTCTACCGTGGCGTCCTCTCAAGCGAGGACTCCACAGTGACTCATAGTCATAATCCCATGAGATCTCCTCCTCTGGAGGTGATCCCTTGCGGATTGCATTTATCAGAGTACGGACAATCAGACCAAAATGATCTGATTGACCTTCCTCTATTGATAAGTCATAGTTTTCCGACTCCCTCGAGATTCTCAAGTTCGAGGTTAGAGGTAAACTTCTGTGAGAGAAAACGACCATCAGGTTCCGGCTCGACGGGCCCGGATTTAGTTTTCAAGAATAGTTGAAAGCCGTTTAAAAACTCTCGGGAGTCGGTGAGCCTACCCGTGCCTTCTGGTACTAAGGGTTGGGGAGACCTTTTGGAGTTTTCGGCTTAACACAGGGTCCCGCACTGAGCCACCTAACGGTGGCGTGCGAGGTCCCTATTTACTCGTTGGAGATTTCTATATTCCGTCGAACCCATTAGGTTTCTTGGGAACATGACTTCTCCGAATGTTTTCGGGAGGATCCCGGAGGAGAATCCATGGTGTGGCTTCTTCTCTAGGTTCTGTGATTTAATATCTTTAGTCCAGGGGATCCCTACAGTCTTGTAGAGAACCCCCGAGCTATCTTCGTTATACTGATTTTCAAGCGATTCAATACTGCCTTCGTCGTACAGAATGCAGGTCCCTATGTTGGGGAAGACTGTGGCAACACAGTCTTTGAAGTGCTTGGTATATTGTTTTCTGGCATAATCATCGTCCACCCCAGGTTGGAAGAGGAAGTCCAGATCTTCTTGATCCGATCCGTCACTCTCTGCCAGTAGGTCGAGAATGTCGGTAGGAATAGTTGATTCGAGCTTACCCTCGTTCTTCAAACTCAGCCGAGTTTGAAGGAAGTGGGTTACACTCATTCTAGAGATACTTTTTGACGGGAACTTGTTCAGCAGTAGCCTGTACAACTTCTGGTCATCGGTAACAATCACGATCAGGTGGGACGTCTCATTAGAAACCTTCTGGATTATAATGGGATCGTCCTCCAAGATGTCTTGGGGTGGATCATCGATACGATCAAGTTGTCCGTGTCGGATCGCGTGGTGCACACCCAAAAAGTAGTCATAGAGATCTCTACCCCTTAACTGATACTCAGTATCTGGGGGTATGCGTCTCTTAAATCTATCTATAAGGCTGTAACCAGAGGAAGTCACCGTGAGGGGATTTCCGCTGTCTAACAGCCGAATTACGTCTTGTGAGTATAGTGGTTCCCTTCTATCAAACTTGAGTTGATATGGGGTATCCCTATACGTCATTACGAATTTAGATACGAGTTGTTCTTCCCTTTCGGGATCAACATCCGGGTATCTTACCATTTCTGCCTTGACAACCTCGAACAGGTCACGTTGTGTGTCCTGTTCAAGTTTGTTAAGTCTCTCTTGGAATAAGTAATACTTGGCCAACTTGGTCTCGGGGACCAAGTAGCCAAGGGTTACAAGTTTAGCTAATACACCCTGTGGGTAGAGTGACCACTGGTCCCTCTCCACCATAAGGTGTTTCCGTAGTTTAGAATCTTGTGGAATTTCGAACAGTTCAACCATCATCTCCTTGGAGAAGTGGTTATGTTCTTTCAGCGCGCCACGGTGACCCGTGATGCCCTCAATTCCTCGAATATATTCGTCCATAACTGTTAAGTAGTACTTCCTGTGCCAGGGAGTACATCTTTTCAGAATGTTTAGATAACTGTCGACTGACCAGAATGGTGGGGGTTTCCCCACTCCATTCACCTGTCTCGGGAGAAACAGGGGTACTGGATAGTCTATGGTTGCAAGTTGTATGTCCTGGACACCTGAGGCTATCGCGAAGATAGTCTTCAGGGGACTGGGATCATTTCTGTCGATGTATTCTTCATCGTGACCCAAGAGCGTTACTTTACCTCTTGGGTCTGATGAGAAGTCAATCTTATCTTTACAGGTTGCCAACATGACCCTGATCTTGGGCAGATCAAGGTATGGAAGCAATTTGGAATTTTTGAAGCGCGTTCCCCACTTGCAGGTGTTAGCTCTGCTCGTGGGTACGTGGAATAGTTCTTCGGAGTAGATCCCCCAAGTCTTTGAAACAACAAAGTCAAGGGGGTCCTGCTCGTAACCCAGCATCTCAGCAGCCTCTGTGTGCGCTTCGGCATACTCGGGGCTGTCTGTGAATGCAGCTGTATCATCACCGTTGCCTCTTTCGAGGCACAGGGCATGCGTCTTCAACCTAGCGTATAGGTCGCAGACGGGGTGCGCCAGTGATAAATTTGTCTTTGTTAGAGGGTCACCCATGAGGATTCCTTTTTTAATGAATCCTCTTGATTTTCCCTTGTAGAATATCTCTTTTGGACCGAGCCAGACTTTGAGCACTCTTTCGAGGGTCTCGGGGTCTAGTCCTGTCTTTTCTAAGAACTTACCGGTTAGAGCCCTTCCCATTGCTGGGGAGGGCCCATCGGTTGCTCGTTTCCAATCATTAGTGAATAGGTATATACTTTTTCTTCTATCGAAGATCCAGTTCATACCATCACGTCCATCTTCATGGTATTCAATTTCCTTGATGGTCTCCCAGCCAAGCCTCGCGGCTTTCAGCCCGGACCTCAGGTTCTTGTTCACCTTAATCGCGTTAATAGTTATGTGAGAAAATGGCTGTAAGGCCACTTCCTTCCAGAACGATCCAGATGTGATGACTCGCGCCTTTCCGTTTTCACGGACAGCCGCGACGTTCACCTTCATAATATCCTTGTCGTCGTCTGCTATCTTTTGGATAGCCTCCGGCCACAAGAAGTTGCCAAGGGTTCCCCCCTCTCCGGCCAGGAGAGGTGGTATGGACATCTCGCAGTCCCTAACAAGGGTCTTGAGATAGCCAAATTTCCCCTCGTGTCTCTGTGAGGACTCTCTGCATGCAGAGGTCGACATTGAGACACGGAATTCAGGATTGGTACCGTAATGATCAGATTGATTAGCTAGATCGCTAGTCACCTGATCAATACAATAGCTTAGTAATTCATTGGGTTCAAAGTCCTTCTCCTCTTGGGAAGAAGTGATAAAGTCCTCAATGGCTTCTTGTAGTTGAGTTTGTCCCGCCAGACCAGTTGCCCTGGTCTGGCAGAACATCCCCATGCGAAACATAAAACTTTTAGAGGTAACAGTAATGTTGTCTCTAAAGAGTTTCATAGGTAACACCATGTAAGACATGTCCCGCAATTGATCATCATCAACCTTGAGCGGTTGGTGATTCATAAAGGCGTGTCGTGTAGTCTTCCTTACTAACTTCAGCTTCTTTTGAAATCTGGAGTAATTATGGAGACAATTGCATATGACCGAGTTATTGATCCGGTCTGAGAGCGTGTAGCCCTCAGACTTGAACATCTCGGGAAAAGAAAAAAGTAAGGATATGAGTACTCCGTCAGCGGTGTCCATTATATCCTTAATCCTCCGTCTACCTCGGCTGTCTAGTGAGAGTTTCTTAATACTCTCCCTCGACGACCGTGGTAGCCTTTTATACCAGTGGGTACGTGCTTGGAGTAAACCAGTGAAGGTTTCCGCTTTGCACTTCCAAATGTTTAGTCTACCGTGGCGTCCTCTCAAGCGAGGACTCCACAGTGACTCATAG